GAGTAGCGGTAGTAAGGAAGTTTTCATTTGCAATGCGGTCAATGTAGTAATTAATTGAGTCACCCATGTATGCAAATGCCTCAACAAGTGCTACACCAAAGTCAGTAGGGTCACTACCACTCCAACTCACACCTGTTCCAGGTACATTGACGTTAAGTTTGATGCGCTCAATAAGGTCATTACGAATCGAGTAGTAGTCTCTCGATGTGTAGTCTACTGATACTGGGACTTCGTTAGCTGGAGTTACCATACGTTTTCCTCATTTATAGGACTGTTTCCAGTCAAGTTTGCCAAGCCAATGTTTAAAGAAGTTTCTGTTTTGCCAGGAATACTGTAAATAATCTCTGCAGATACAGTGCTATTTACATCATCAATTGCAATGACAACATCTGACAGTGTGAGCTGCTCAAGATAGGATGCAAAGACTGACTTAACTTCATCTTTAATTTTCTGTGCCAGCTCTGACTGATTGTCAAAGACATGCATTGGGACTTTTGTTCCAAATCTTGGACGCATTATTCGTTCTTTAACAAGAGTTCCAACTGCTGAACGAACCTTATCTGCCCAAATTTTTTCAGAAGAAGTAGTGTCAGAAACACGGCCATAGGAAGATATGCTAAAGGGCAGTGTGATAGCCTTTTCGGAAATACCCTTACTATTCATTAGTACACTCGTCTCTTAGGCTTGGGACCATTGACCCAAACTGCTCTTGACCTATTTTGTCCTTGCTGACTTTCTGAGACCACAGGGGTCTTGATTGCTAGCCTACTCTTGGTATATCCTGGAGCCGTAACTGGGGTACCACCGTTTGCCAATGCAGCAGCTATATCAATAGTACCAATTAAATGGGGGTCAGTACTGCGTGTAGCAGTTGGGTTGTTCTTTCCAGAACCATCAGTCGCTACATCCATTTCAATTTGATATTCGCCACCAATAGTCATATAGTGAGTAGCTTGAAGGACAATCCAGTGACCATCAACCTGCTCAGAAATACCGTTTACATAAACAGGTGCATAAGGACGAATACGAGCATCACCCTGGCACTTAACTTTTGCGGGGGTTACAAATCTAGCGTTGTGGGCGGAACCCTCAGCAGCAGTAGTTGCAGAGACAGTGTCGTGAACTACCTGGTCCGTGCGCTGTTCCTCAAAGAAAGTCTCATTAACTACTTTTCTAGAACGCTTACCTGCAGCACTAGCTTTTTTGCTAGCTGAAATAATCTTTCCAGTTACTGGGTCAACACCACCAACCGACTTATTGTTCCTCAACTCTGAGCCTTCGATGTACTCACCATTGTGAAATTTAAAGTAGTCTAAAGTACGGTCATGCAGTAAAACGTCTGTTGGAAACTCATTGGCAAAGTAAGACAGCAGAGCCGTATCCTTTGAAAAAGTATCAATCATGCTATCCAGGCGTTTAAAGTAAACAGTAGTGCCATCAACGTGCACTGCATAACCAATGCGCTTAGCCTGCTCTCTAATCCACTCCCAGTAGGATTGGCCAGCGATGCTAATCTGAGGAAAGACACGTGGGTGTGAATCACCATTAAACGCTAAGCCAGCTTCCTTAACCAATGCCTCCACTACCTGAGGGATAGTTTTATTGGTAAAAATACGTGGCTTACGTGCCTTTAAACTAAATGCGCTTCCAATGCAGTGAATCTGCATTCTTTTACGTGGCGTAGGTGAGTGTTCAGCAGAGACCGAGGAGATATATCCAACCCATTCTTTGCTGTACCCATTCTTAGTCCACTTAAATGAAATGGGCATGTTTGTCTTTAATACCGTCAAAGCACTTTCGTTTTCAACTGAAAACTCTAAGATAGCCACGTCATGGTGACCCTGCTTTTGAATAAGCGTAATAGCACTAGGCTTAATTAAAGCTTCTTGAACCGAGGGAGCTGTAGGGTAGCTCACCTCGTAGTACGCTATACGTCTTCTAGACGCATTAACCTCATAGGGCATTAGGAATCCTAATGGTCGTACCAACCGCAATGTCAAATGCGTCAATAATCTCTGGATTGAAGTCCATAATTCTCCACCAGAAACTGGGATTACCCAAGAAGTAGTCAGCTACCACATCCATGCGGTCACCTTCTACCCAGGTGTAGTACCTAAAGCCAGAGGTCTCTTCGGGAAAGTTACGAAATGTAGTAACTAAGTAACTATCACGTGCAACATCGTAAGCTTTAAAAATAGTGCTATCAGCGTACCTGCTGTCAGAGTAAATCATTATGCTCCTGGAGTAAACTTCTCTTTAGCACCAGCAGTATTGCTAGAGCTATTCTTTTTGAATGGATAATCAGGGTAACGCTGGAAGCCAATGTTCACAGTACTCAGCATAGGCACCATGCGTTCATTAAATATGACGTGATTAATACTGAGACTAACAACACGGCCACGGTAACGCATAGCTGGTCCTAGGTGCAGTTCCACAGGGCGAAGGTTGTAAATACCCATATCCGCAGTAGAGTTGATGATGTTGTGGCGTAGCTCTGTTTTCAGAGTAAATCCCATAAGAGTTCGGAGCAAGTACTCGATATCGTACATAGTTCCTCCCTCGTAAATCATTTTCTGCTCATCAAATAGCTTGTGGTATAGCTCACCCTCTGGGCCATACGGCTCACGAACTGGGTAAAGGTTTTTACCTTTATACTCAGAGGCGATGTGACCAGTAGTGTCGTAATATTGCAGGTCAAACATACGGTTAACCATCAAGCTAAAACTAACCGTTCCACCAGAGCCCACAGCAGGAAGATAGTTAAATTTATCTTTTCCAGCCATCTCATACGCTGGGTCCACCTGTGCCGTAGACTGATAGGTCATGTTAACCGAGTTAGGGTTAAACATAAACTGGAAACCATATTTGTGCAAAGTAATTTCTGCAGGAAATGCAGTAGTGGCATCACCATTAGTGCTCCATCCCTCGGGAGGGAAGTATGTCTGCAGCATGCCTTTATTAGTCATAGAAGTTTGCCAGAGCTCAAGAGCATCAGTCACATACGTAGGTGAGTTAAGGCCTAAACCGCCAGACTTGTCCATACCGTACGTAGTAACTAGTTCTCGACCTTCGTAGGCAGTAGTTCTACCACCGTAAGTATTACCACCAGTACCCTGAATAACGTTGTTTTGACGGAAGTATGCTTGGTTAACAGCCCCTACGTTGTAGACTGCAGGAAGTGCATCTAAGTCACCCTTAGTAACATACTTAGCTGCAGTCGAACCACCACCACCACCACCATTGCCCTTTTGTTTAGCAAGGATTGATGCGGCACCACTCTTGTTATAGTACTTGTGGTAGTTTTCCCAGGCCTTTTCAGCCTTTTTGGAAAAAGCTCCCCAAGCCTCAATTAGATTAGTGGCATTCCAGACTATATGAATACCGCCAAATGTTTGATAAGAACCGTATAGGTCAGGTTTTAATGGGTATGGGTATTTATCAGGATTGTTCCATTGGTCATTAACATAAAACTTTCCATCCAGATGACCAGCTGCGAATCCAGCAGTACCAATCCCATCGTAAGCTTTGCCCATAAACAAGCTGTGCTCACTTAAATACTTTAAGTCAGAAAAGTCCACAGACTTATTGGAGCCACTGCCACCGTACGGAGTTTTACACTTGCTTCGGAGATACTCAACACCAGCTACCATGGCATCGTATTTCTTAGCCTGCAGGTAATAGTTATTGGCCTTTATTGCAGCGTCATTCTCTGTAGCCTTAATTAGTGCTTTAGTTGCTGCAACACGCTCTTTAGGGCTCAGTTTAGGTGTAGGTCTACCTGGGTGATTTGCCATTAATACGCTCCCATGTTAGCAGCGAGCTTGTCGCCTTCTAGGACTCCCTTTACGAGAGCCGCAAATTTACGTGCTTCATCTGCCGAAGCCTGTGCAATGTGAAGATTAATTGCCACATTTGGAGCAACATTAACTCCCCCACCAGAGTACGCTGGGGTAGTAGCGCCTAATGCAACCCCATTTGATAGACCACCGCTTGGATTAGTTCCAGCAGACATTGACTGACCAACACCCGCTCCTGAGCTCGGTCCCGAC